GAGAGTGACTACCCACAAGAGGTTAGAGATGCCTGGGCTGAAGAGCTTGCTAAAGTTAGAGCAATGCAGGCAGATGAAGCCATTGAATGGGAAGACTATAGAAATAAAGGTTTAAGAATAACTCCACGTGGAGAAGTTTATCCAGCATCAGAAGTAGAGGGCTAATATGGAAGGCGAGCCAATATTCAAGCAATTTACAATGTTTAATTTGCAGATTGTAGAAAAAAATATATGGTACTGGGAGAATGCACTTAGTTTTCCAGAGTACTTAAAGGACTTTATAGAAGAGATAGATTTAGAGCCATCATCATTTAGTAGAATTTCAAAGTGGGAAAACTGGACAGCAAGCGATAATGAATCTATAGTGTACGGGGCTACAAAAAATATATTTTCATCTAATCTAAAAAAATCTACTGGGTCTGATGCAATTGATAAAAAAACTCTTTACATAGCAAATAGCTTTTTGATGGCATTTGAAATGTGTTCCGATAGATATTTAGCTGGAAATAACCTGGATAAAAATAGATATAATTTAGAGCTAAACCAAGTTCCAATTAAAAAGTGGAACCAGGGCCAGTCCATGGGCCCACATTTTGATGGGCAAGATGGAGATTCAACTCTAGCATTTTCTTTGGTAGCCTATGTAAATGACGATTATGAAGGCGGAGAAATTCATTTTCCTAATCAAAACATTACAATTAAGCCAAAGGCTGGAAGTCTAATTATGTTCCCATCACAGCAGCCTTATGTACATGAAGTTATGCCAATCACTTCTGGGACAAGATACATGAGCCCAGCACATGTATATATTAAGTAAATAGGTGGTATAATAAAAAAATGAGCACAACAGGAAAAGGGTTTAGGTACCCGCAGTATACAGACACGCCAGACGTCCCTAGAGACCTAGGGTACCTTGCTGCTGATGTAGATGCTTATCTAGATGCTCATCCTGGCCCACAAGGGCCTTCAGGGACTTTAACGATAGGCTCTGTAACAACTGTTAGCGCATCAACTCCAGCGTCAGTAGTAAATGTAGGAACACCAGAAGCAGCAATATTAAACTTAACATTACCTAGAGGTGTAGATGGAATAATTGGAGGCCCAGGACCATCTAATGTTCTTTCAATAGGAACTGTTGAGTCTGGTGTAAATGCAGATGCAACTATATCTGGCACAAGTCCCTCACAAACTTTAAATCTTGTTTTACCACAAGGGCCTGTTGGCCCAGCAGGACCACAAGGAATACCAGGGCCAACTACACTAGCAATTGGAACAACAACAACTGGTGCAGCTGGAACAAATGCTTCTGTCACAAATACTGGAACCGCTACAAATGCTGTATTTGCTTTTACAATACCTAGAGGCGCAACTGGATTAACTGGAGCACAAGGCCCACAAGGAATCCCTGGATCTAGTGCAACTATTGATCCAGTACCTACAACTATTTCATTAAATATTCCAACAACGTCTGGATATGGAGTAAACTCAAACTGGTACCCACTTGCAAATAACTTGTACTCAATAGGACAGCCAATAGATGCGGGTGCTGGTGTAGCATCAAATAGATTTTGGAAAACTATATACTCTAACACTGGAACAATAAATACTTCTGATGAAAGACTAAAGACAGATATTTTTTCTTCCGACTTAGGATTAGATTTTATAAACAATTTAAATCCAGTAAAATATAAATTTATTGAGGGCGGGAAAGAATTAGTAGATGGAGACTTAGTTTCACTTCCTGGAACAAGAACTCATTATGGACTTATAGCTCAGCAAGTAAAAGAAGCTTTAGATGAATCTGGAGTAGAAGACTTTGCTGGCTGGGTAAAGATTGATATGTCTGAAGAAGATTCTATGCAAGGATTAAGATACGATCAATTTATTTCACCATTAATTAAAGCAGTACAAGAGCTTACAGCGAGAGTTAAAGCACTAGAAGAGATTTAAGACATGTCATATAAATATACTGTCTTAAAAGATAATCCAGTTGCATTTTTTTTACTAGATGAAGTTCGTTCTGGAGAAGTTGGCGTATACAGCAATTTAACAACTCTATATTCAACATATCAAGATTTAAAAGATAATGGCGTATCATATGCTGCTGTAAGCGGGCTACCAATAATTGATTACACTGGAAATTCAATGGAGGGCTATGCAATTAATACCTCAGATATGGAAGTTCTTCCTATTATTGGGGCGGGAGTAAGAGGAACAGAGATAAATGAAAATGCACAGATAAGCCTAAAAGCCCTAGGACTTGGTATGAATAGAAATCCAGATGGCCCATTCTCATTTGAAATATGGTTTAGTCCAGCCAAAGATGACAATGCCGAATATATTATTCTAGGAGATGCTGCCAATTCAATTGGTCTATTCTATAAAAATGAAAATATTATTTTTAAATGTAGTCCAACACAGATGGTTTGGCATAAGATTACAAAAAATAAAGCTATGCATGTTGTAGGTATGTTTTCTAAAGATACAATTTCACTTTATGTCGATGGAAAAATTGTTTCTGAAAGTCCAGTTGTAGATAGCTTTAAATTTACTAATTCAAGCTTAAACCTATCCTTGGGACCAGCCAACTCAGGCAAAAAATTTATTGTTGATTCAGCAGCAATATATGCCTATGAGCTAGAAGAAGCAAAAATATTAAATCATTATCTGTCGGGATACAAAGAGACAAAGTACTCACAAATTGTTTATTCAAATAATGGAATTCTTTTTTCATTAAACTCGGCATCAGTAAGACCAGACATTTCATATAGGTATCCTGGAATAAAAGCACTAGAAGAACTTGCTTCTGGAGATGCATATTATAACTCAGAATATAACAGAATTGAGTTTGAAGAAACAGATGCCGTAGAAACAAAAACATTTTCTTTTCAAGAAAGACTGTATATATCAAATCCAGAAGATATTGTTTCTTCTAGAATTTGCTATGGGCAGGATGTAGATAATATTTTGGTTGAAATACAAATCCCAAATCAGCCATGGGTAGTTTGCAAAAATAATTCTCCGATGCCATACTACAACAAAAACCAGAACTCAGGAAGCCCAATACTAGATATAAGGGTAACAATGACTACACAAGATTCATCCTTTGACCTACCTTATTTTGATAAGTTAGAAATTGATATGTATTCAAATAAAGATTTTTATGCAGATAATTCTGGATCAAAAATATACTCAGCATACGACTATGCAGTAGGACAATACAATTACCCAGTAAGAATGCAAAATAAATACAACGGACTGTCAATGCATTCTGGCCATGGGTTTTCTGTAGATCTTTCTATTCAGCCAAGAACAATAGAGATGTTTTTTACTCCAAGGGGTGGACAAAATGTATTATTTTCTTCAGCATCCTCATCAATTAAATGGGCGGCTAACGGATTAATAACAAAAGCTGGAATTTCTGCCATATACGTAAATGGTATAAATAGGACATCAGAGACTAATGTATCGACATTTTTGCTAAATGATGTTGCCCATCATATTATAATTGTATTAAATCAGCCAGCCTTAAATATTAAGTTTAATCAAAATCAATTAGATACAGAATATGGAACTTCAAACCTATATAACAACATAGCTTTTTACGAGAAAGCATTTACATCCGCAGAAGCAATAACTAACTACAGGCTTTATTGCTCAGATAACTCAAAGGTTATAACTGACCCAGGAGTAACTATATCTGAAAGTGTCCATGGTCAGGATGGAACACCATATTTCATAAGGCAATTTGACTAGTAGGGTGCACAATTTGCAACAAAAGTGTATCAGGCTGGCATCAAGACTGGACTTTTACTAAGAATAATGATAAACTGTTTAACATATGGACATCTTAAACCAAAAAAGCCAGGTAATCGAGGAAACCACTCTCGGAATATACGTATGGGAAATGCCAGACGGACGCTGGATTGGTGACGACGATGGCAACTTTCTTTCAATAACTTCTAAAAAAGGAAATCGTGCCCGCATGGCTTTGCTGGCGGATGCAGTAAGACACTATGGAATTTATGAGGGACAGCCTAAGTTTTTGTCTGGAAGAAGAAAAATTGATGATGAAGAGTTTGAATATCAAAACCAAAGACTTAAGTGGGGACTTACACCAGACCCGCTTGACATAGGCGAATACAAAGATTCAGTATTGCGAGGGGGATCAGTAACATGACACAATTCTTAGAAGATGGCCCAGAAGATACATATGAGGTATCAGTAAAAAATAGCTCAGATCTTTTTTCATTTAAGAAAGAAAAAGAGCATGTTGACCCGTTTGCAATTGGAATAGATGAACTTAAAAAAGTAAGAGGGCTCGGCACCAATTTTAAAAGAAAAGTAAACAGAGATTTTGCAAAATCATTTACTGGTAAAGATGGTGCAGCAACACAACAGAATCTTCTTCAGCAGGCTGTAACTGGATATGCTATGTTCGACCTTGTGCAGCCAGTATATAACCTAGAGTATTTGTCTCAAATTTATGAGGTATCAACTTATAACTATGCTGCAATCAATGCAAAGGTAGCAAATATAGTTGGACTAGGGTACTCATTTACTGAAACTAGAAAAACTAATGATGCTATAGACGCAATAACAGATACAAAGCAATTAGAAAGAGCTAGACGTAAGCTTAATAAGTTAAAGCAGGACCTACAAGAGTGGCTCGACACTACTAACGATGAAGATACATTTACTGAAACTTTAATAAAAGTTTACACTGATTTAGAAGCTACAGGTAATGGCTATATTGAAATTGGAAGAACAACAGCAGGAGATATAGGATATATTGGACATATCCCAGCAAAGACAATGAGAGTAAGAAGACTTCGTGATGGATTCATGCAGCTGCTTTATGGCAAGGCTGTATTCTTCCGTAATTTTGGAGATATGGAAACTCCAAGTCCAATTGCAGCGCAAGAGGAAATACCAAATGAAATTATTCATCTAAAGAAATATACACCAATGAATAACTATTATGGTGTTCCAGATATCATTGCTGCTCAGCAGGCATTGGCAGGAAACGAATTCGCTGGAAGATATAACCTAGACTACTTTGAAAACAAGGCGGTCCCAAGATATATTATTACAGTAAAGGGAGCAAAACTTTCTCCAGAGTCAGAAAGAAAGTTGCTAGAATTTTTCCAGGTTGGACTAAAGGGGAAAAACCATAGATCACTTTATATCCCGCTTCCAGCGGATACTCCAGACAACAAGGTTGAATTTAAAATGGAGCCAGTTGAAGCTGGAGCTCAAGAATCATCATTTAATATTTATCGACAATCTAATAGAGATGAAATACTATTGGCTCACCGTGTGCCAATTAATAAAATTGGAACTCCAGAAGGAGTTAATTTAGCGGTTGCAAGAGACGCAGACAAAACATTTAAAGAGCAGGTTTGTCGTCCAGCACAAATGAGACTAGAAAAAAGAATTAATGCAATAATTGAAGAAAAGACTGACGCCCTAAAAATTAAATTCGAAGAGCTGACATTAACTGATGAAGACACGCAATCTCAAATAGATGAAAGATATCTTAGAATGCAGGTAATTACCCCTAATGAAGTTAGAATTAAAAAAGGTATGATTCCAGTGGAAG